TTCCTTTCCTCTGCTCTTTGTTTATATTCTTCCTTTGACAATAATCTATCAATCTTAAAATGATTTAATTTACCTCCAGCACCTCCAACAACTACCCAACTACCATCTTCCAGACCTTGCACTAGAACATGATTCCCTCTTACTGTTATCCATCTAAGATTCTTGGCTTTAAGATCGTCTTTCGAATAACTGGTTTTTACTTTTATTGCTTTATTAAGTTTTTTTCCTCCTGTTATTTTTCCTTTCTTCTTTTTCACATGTTCTTTGAAATTATCTATATCCCATTCTTCCATATTGCCAAAGAAATCAGGTCTGTCATAATGCATTTGATAAGCTTCCTTTGCTTCGTCGGCAGAATCAAAACCTAACATAACTTTATCTTCATCATAAGGTCTTTCTTTTTTATAAGGATTAACCTGATGAATAACATAGACTTTTCTTGATTCTTTATTATCACCGATATATACATCAACATGTTCACCATCGTTTCCCTCAGTTAAACGAATATAACCATATGGATATTTCATTTTTGTACTCCACTCATGGCCATCAGAATCCATCCCACGTCTAACACTATACCTTCTATTTTCAATCGATATATCTAACCCATGCAATTTCATACGCCCTTGTAATCGTCTAGCCTTATGAAGATTATTTATATGAGTAGAAAGCAAATAATAGTTATCAAGTATAAAGCTGCGTTTATCTTTCGGGGTCGTAGGGCACAAAAAAGAAATCTCAACTGCTTTTTGTAACAATTGAGTATTTATATTGTTTATGGCTTTTTTCATATTCTTATATATGCTTTGAACCAATTTCCAGAAACTATCATCATCCTCTGATAAATCAGGATATTGCTTATGGATAATACCTTTAGCCTTGTTCCATTTAGCTTCATCCCTTTTTGTTTTTACAACACCTGATGGCATATTATTCCTCCTTATTTAATACCTGATTCTGAATATGCTATAGCTAATGCTTGGTCTCTGTCCGTAACAATTTCTCCACTTCCTGAATGTAGTGTACCTCTTTCAAACTCTTTCATCACCGCATTAAACTTTTCTCTTCTTGTTTTAAGTTTCTTTCTTTTCTTGGCTCCAGCACCAAGAATATTTGAATGTTTCATAGATTGCTTAACTGTCATAGATTTTTTCACCATTTTGCTATGTTCTGTTGTTAACTTGTAAATTATTTCTTCCAGCTTATGTTCATTTATATTCATTTTATTCGCAAAACTATGAACTTGCTTGTCAGTTGGATTAGGATTTTTCTTAAACCAGGACATTATCTTTTCTTCTAATTTAGAATATTTTCCTTCCCCTTCCATGATTTTTAATCTATCGTAATAGTTAGGATCTTCAACAAGATGATCTTTAGCTATTTCTTTTGCTACTTCTCGACTTTTAGCGTGTTCTAATTCAACTTTAATTCCTGCACTTAAAGCTTTTCTGTCAAAGTCTGAATCAGGCCTGTTTTTAGAAATACCTTCTTCTTTTAATGTTGATAAAACTTTATTTCCTTCTCTTCTGTTTAGAGCTTTTTTTAGATTCATGCTTTTCTCCTTTAAACTTTTTCAAAACTATGGGTTCTCTTTGAGTCCATTCTTCTATAAACGACATAATTTCAAAAAATCTTGATCTGTTTTTTTCTCTTATAGCTTCATCTAGATATTTCAAATATTTTTTCTTTATATCGTCGTTTATAATTTTTATTTCGGAAAGTCTTTTCTTATATTCTTCTATAACTTCCCTTGTTATTTTGATTATATAAGCACTCATTCCTTTTCCTCCTTATTCATCATACATACCTTCATATAATTCATTTATCTTACCTGCTTTTATTTTTGCTATATCTTCATCAGTGAAATATTCAAGTACTTCAGCATCTGTCATCTTATTAACTTCCTTTTTAGAAACTTCATGAAAAGTTCCAACTGGTAAAAAGTTTCTTGCTTCTATCATTTGTTCTTTTGAAAGTTTTTCTTCATACATCTCTTTGAATATTTTTTTAAAGTTAATGGTTGGATGTATGTTTGTATATCTTCTCAGAACATCTTCCTGTGCGCTTACAATATCGTGCGGATCTTTAGTAGCTTGTTCAATATCTTTTTTGAAGTTTCTTTTTACCCTTTCATCATTTTCAATTGCAGCTGCTTGATAACTTTGCTTTCCTCTCATTCTGCGTCTTTTTGCTGCTTTAGTATTTACCTTACTATATTGATAATGCCACTTTCCATCTCTTCCTTTCCACCGCTTCAAATATTTTGCCTTTCTTAATTCTAAAGCTTTCTTTAAGTTCATATTTTCCTCCTTAAAAAAGTATTTCGTCCATTTGATTATATGCGGGGCAATTACAATAATCAGCTTCTTTCATAGAAGGATGAATTAACAAACGATCCCACTCTTGACAAAAATGCCAACCTCTTTTCATTTCTTCTTCTGTCAATTCAGAATTATCATTCATTATTTCATTATATCTTTCTTTTGTCATTTCATCTTTCCATGGTTTTTGATTATGTGTTGTCAACATAAATTACTCCTTAAAATATTTTTCTAACTCAGGATACCATTCTGTCCATGTACACCGACAATAAGGATGCATATGGCTTGCTGCCCAATAATCAGCTGGTTTTCTTCCAAAATTACTCTTACCTGGCCATATAGCTGTGTATGTTTTTCCGTCAATAGTTACCTGATCTCCACCACCAGTCGGAGGAGCTGGAAGAAGTAATGCTATTTTATTTGCTACAAACTCTCTGCAATAAGGACAAGCATTAGGAGCTGAAATACCTTTTACAAATGTATGTTCTTCATCAGATGTTCTTAATGTAGTTATAAGAATACCATTGTTAGCATTCATAGCTATTTCAGTTCTTACTACTCTATCCCAATCTCTATTTATGTCTTCTTCTTGATCCCACAAATCTTGAAATAATTTATAACCAGGTTTTCTTTGTTTTGTGTCTTCCGTTATAATTGTCTTTATTTTTGATTGAGCTTTTTCTGTTACATTTTGTAAATATATTCCTGATAATCTTTCAGTTACTAGCATCAAATCTTTATCATAGGAGTTATATCCAATTGATGTAAAATTAGGATTTGCAAGATTTATAGATTTTATTGTTCTTGATTTTCTTTGTTCAAGGCTCATCTTCTTTAATAAAGATCCAAGCCAATAAGAATCATCGTTAATTTTTTTCTGTAATTGTTCCTTTTCTATTTTAAGAAACTTTGCTAATGAATCTTCAAGTTTTCTCCATTCTTTTATTGTTATAGGTTTCCCTGTTCCTGGATGATATATTATTCTCCCTTTAAATATTAAAGGAGTATTAGGATGAGCTTTCTTCATTTTCAATCCTAAAACATCAATCACACTATTTATTAGAAGTTTAGTTGTTTCGTGTGTATACTTCTCTATTTCATCTATATATTGATTTATAGAGTTGTATGGAGACAATTCTTGTTTATTAGCTTTACAAAGTATTTTCACAGATTATTTTTTATCCTTTCTTTTGCTTTTCATCTAATTTATTCAAGATTTTATCTGCAATATCCTTTCTATGTTTGTTTCTAACTGTAAGTTCAAGAGTTTCCCAACCATCCTGATCCCTAATTCCCTCGTAATCATTAAGCTCTATAATTTTATCGATATTGCCAGTCTTAATTTCTTTTTTTATCGCTATTTTTTTTCCTTTCTTTTCTGATGGTTTTTTATATTCATATCGCCATTTTCCATCTCTGCCCTTCCATCTTTTTGTATACTTGGCTTTTCTTAATTCCAGGGCTTTTTTAAGATTTAATTTTTCAATTTTCATATAAACTCCTTTTCCTCTATATCAGCCAGATAATTTTCTTGTCCGTCTGTTAGAGGTGTTTCAGATTTTAATCGTCTCTCAATAGATTCGAGAAACTCTATATTACCGTCTGTTAAATCCATGTTACTATCGTACAGTAAATATTCTACCCTTGCTAAATTATCCTTAATTCTTTGATTCTTTAAAAGAACCTTGTTGACATCTCTTGATAGTTTACCCATATATTTACTCCTTCTCCAAAAAAAATCAGAGGCGGATGAAACATGCTAATTTAAGGAGGTCCGCAGCATGAAAGACATCCGCCTTTGAAACATTAAAAGAAAATCTTAAAACTGATATAGAGGATAATTGGACCAAAAACATAGGCCAATATGGCTGTTACAATAAGAATATAATTCATGGTTTTATTCATGAACTTCTCATAAGTGGAAACAGCTGTTGTCCCAATACCTAAAACTTCTTCCATTTCTGTTAAACTAATTTTTTCTTGATGCTCTTTCGTTTTCCCCATTTGAAAACTCCTTCCTGTGGCATCGACAATCCATATTTTGTTTTCATATGTTTGTCGATCATTCGATTAATAATTACTGTTAATATAGGATTTATAATTATCAACCAAAACACAATTAAAAACAAAAAGACAACAATTAAAAAAGTATCACCATAGTAATCCATATAATCCTCCAAAATATGTTTTATAGATTTTCTCTCTATAATACTATATTTTGTGTTCCCTTTTCTTCTAGACAGATTCGATGTATCCCATTATCTCTGGTTCGTATCCTGCCTTCTTCAATTTATCTAAATGATCCTCCAAACTTTTCAAAGCCTTTTCCATTTCTTCTTCTCCCTCTTTTTCTGGCCCCTTTTCCGGTTCTTCACCCCACTCGTTTTCTTCTTCATTCTCAGCACCTTCTTCCTGTCCTTGCTCAGCTTGTTCCTGTTGCTCGATTCCTTTATAAAATTGTTTAAATTGAAGGAGTGTAGGATTTATAATATCATTATATTCAGGACTGTCTTTCTCATCCAAACCATCTTCTTTTCTTATTTCGTTTGGTGTTCTTGATGATGCTATAGCCTTGGCAGCTATTTCGTATTTTTTTATATCATCTTCAGGATCCAATCCAATAAATGAAAACACATACTCCTGATCAATTTTTCTTATTATCTTATTCATTATGCCAGACAAAAAAGACAACAAAGCATTTAGACCTCTATCTTTTGAATATCTTATTCTTCCTTCTATATTTTCTCCCAACACTTGTTGAGTATTATCTGTTTTTATACCAAGCTCAGCAAGATCTATTCCAAACACTCCCGCAAATAGAGAAAGAAAGAAAAGCATAAGTTTATTATATTCCATATCCCTGTTTGATTGTCCCATAGTTTTAAAATCCATACTAACACCTTCTTTACCTGAAGGAATAATTGGAATAGTAAATCTACCGCCGGCTCCTGACATAGCCATATACCAATACCTCCCAACAGCTTCTATTGTTTCATCATTAGCTTCACCCTGGAGAGCGATGAAACCTTTTGGTATCTTATCCTTTATAAAAAGGTCTCTATTGTATGATATCCCTAATACGAGAGTTGTTATAAGATCTATTGATTGTTCTAATAATGAGTATCCATATCCTCTGTATCTTAAATCAGCTCTTTTGAACATATAATCAAAAATTAAATCTTCTTTAGAATAAACTGCTTCTATTTGGCCATCAACTTCTTGAACGAATGCTATATCTCTGTTGCCTTCAAATCCTTCCTCAAAACATCTTGAAATAGTAGCACCATCTATTAACCAGAAAGCACCAATTTCTCCTCTTCTGTTTCTTTGAAGTTCTATTGCAATTTGATCAATAACTAAAACTTCTCTCATTAACATCTTTCCAAAATCAATAAAATCATCTTCCCTTTTATCATCATATACAAATCCTGTTTGTTCTACCATATCCATCAACATATCTGCTTTTTTATCTTTACCACGGAATTGTCTTGATGTGTGGGATTTTTTTGTTACGACAAAACCCGTATCTCCTATTTCTTTAGCAGGTTTTAGAAAGGGCATCATTTGCTGTTCTCTGCAATTTATACACATATTAGCAATAGAAAGACGATGAGCTATGTTTCTTAACGTCTCAAAATTAACATCCATGAATCTTTCACGAACATCAGATGCTACGCCTCCTCTTGTTAGAAACATCATTTTATCTTCGAATACTGTTTTCAGCTTTCTTAATGTGGCATCTTCTGTATATAAAGCATTTTTAACATATTTATATTTTTTTGCCATTTTCATTCTCCTCATTCCATAAATTAAACTCATCTGTCAGATCGTGAGACTTCATATATATTCTCAATTGTTTAGAACTCCTGGAATCTATAAAGCCTTCACCAAAACCTTGAGATAAAAGAAATTCTTTCATTCTCTTAAAATGTAAAGTTCTTCTAAATTTGGGGTATCCATTCTTAATTCTTTTCCAGCCATCTTCTGTTTTCTTATATTTACCATAAACGCCATAGTCTTTTATTGTTCCTAATTCACAACCTTTCTTCTTAAATACTAAACTCATTCTCCTCTCCTATCCATTTCATCAACATCTTTTTTCATTTTGCCTAAAAATGATTCTGATTGATTAGAAAGATTTCTTAAGAACTCTTCAGCTCTCATAAGCTCTAATTTCTTTTTATTCTTAGGAACTATTTTATTTTTCTTTTTAATTTTAGCGTCTATTTCTTCTTTCGTCATTCCATTATATTCATCACTTTTCTTTTTATAATAATCAAGGATTCTATCATCTAATTGTTCGGCCATTTCACAATAAGCTTCAGCATGAAAATAATGATCTGGTCCTACTTCTCTCCATTCATAAGAATTATTATCCTCATTATATACTCTGGTAGAAGATAATAAGTGTTGATAATATTCTCCATAATCTTCTTGATCTTCATTACCAAGATCACGAGCGTTAATTGGTATCATGTTCTTTTTAGAATTGAAATTACCTTTAACATAATCTAATAGAAATGTTCTGTCTATTTTTACTCTTCTTTCTTTTTTATATTCTTCTCTGTTTTTTCTTATATCAAGAAATGTTTGTCCTTTTTGATAATCACAGGAATAAAGCTTTTTACATCCTTCAGCAGATTTCATATTTTCCACTGTTTTTAATTCGGGTTTTTCATCAATAACAGCAATATCTGGTTTTATTGTTCTTATAATAGAAATAACCTCTTCTGGTGAATATAACTTACCAACATAAACCAGTTTTCTTACATTACCAACAATTTGTCTTGCCACAATATGGAAATATTTACCAACATCAATTCCCATATAAACTCTGTTAAGACCTATTGCTTTTCCAGGATCATTAACAGATAATACATATCTTTTTCTAAGATTCGCATTTTCTTCTAATAATGTATAAATCAATTTACTTCCTGCTGAAGAAAATGGTAAACCTAATTTTGAATTATAGAATAACTGGGTTTTTGTTTCGTTGCCGATTGCTTTGAACCATGTAGAAGTTAACTTAATAAGACTAACATTTCCTGAAAACATTTGGCTTATTGTATAACCTCTTCTATAATGAGATGGGAACTTGTGAACCCACTCTCCTTTTTGTAATCTATCTATTTCCTTTCTACAATATGCACAAACACATTTTGGATCAAACAAACTACCTTTTATTATATCATATTGTAACTCATCAACACGCATGACTACATTTTGAAAGAAATCTAATTCTTGCCATTTACCACAGTGATTACATTTTATCTTCCAAACACCTTGAGAAGAATCTGAATATAATCCGTCAATTCCCCAGCCTTCTACAGATGGATTTCCTGCTCTTCTGTCTAATTTATATTTTGAACCATCCATTCTGTCTGGAGCCATTTCTAAGTTCTTTTGATCGCATCTATCAACTTCATCTATAACAACTTGATCAGCCTGAAAAGAAATAAACTCTGATTTTGATTTAGATCCTACGAAGTTTATCAATCCTTTATAGAAATGCTTTAATCCTACGCTTGCCGAATCTCCTGTTGCCTCCTTTATACCTGTTTCATAATAAGGAACTAGTTTAAATAATGTATTCAATCGATCCTTTACAAAATCATTTCTTAAATCTTGATTAGGCATAACATAGAAAACTCTTAATCCTTTTGATGCAGAATCTAAAGCGTCTACTATGAGAAAATCTGTATAACCACACTGAACTGACTTTCTGCAACAAGTTTCTATGTATTTGCTTGCTTCTTTATATATATCAATAAAGAAAAGAAATCTCTTTCCAAATGTCATAGGATCGTTATGTGTTGTTCTATGATGATATTTTGCAAGCCATAATTTTGGATATTTTACCTTAAGCTTTTCTCTTTTGAGTTGTAATCTTTTTGCTTTCATCTGTAAAGTTGCTTCCAACTTTATCTTCTCCTATCAAATATCCAAAAAAATTAAGAGGGGTACGATGAACGCACCCCAATTGAGGTTTCAAATGAGAATCTTGTTCTCATCTTAAAGGCCGAACTTCATATCATCCTGAGTATATTCTTCCTTTGGATCATCAAGATTTTCAACTTTCTTTTCGGCAAAAGAATAATAATTAGGGATATAGATTACTCCGAAATCAGGTTGATAATCACTTGTTGTTGATCTATCATGGGGTAATGGAATCGGAAATAACTGCAATATTTTAGCTCCTTCATTCAGAATACTCTTGATTTCTGATGGTTCCATTACATCAAACTCAGCCGGCCTTTTTGCTACTCTACGCTGATTACACATAATATACCTCCAAAAATAATTTTTTGTAGATTCTCTCTACAATATTATATTTTGTTTTCACCATTCTTTTGTACTGGTTGAAAAACTACTTTTCCATAGCTTATTACTAAAGATTCCGGGTTTTCTACAAAAACAGAGACTGCATCTGACCCATCTTCATATTTGCATTCAACAGCTCCAATTCCCGCACCGAAGCCATTAAAGTATTTACAGTTCATACATTCATCTCTAAAGAAACTTTCTTTCATTAAAGTTACTGCCTGGATCTTTTGACAATATATTCTTCCTTTATTATCAGGAATCATTACATGATTTGTTTCCATCATTTTGCTATATTTTCCTTACTATTTGGATTTGTTAATTCTACATCAATCCAATACATAGGAATCATTTGTTGAGCTTCTTTACCAACCCATTCGTCGTTTAAGAGAACATATTGTCCTCCACCATATCCATATATAATGCCTTTCTTAGCGTAAAGAGTATCATATTCTTTCATCAATTGATTACAAACATTTCTTTTCCCAACTTCAGAAGCTGTTAATATCTTTACTTTACCAAGAGCGTTTTTACAAACAAATAAAACACCTCTTGTACCTTCCTTTCTAGTGTATCCTTTTAAATACTGGAGAGATTTACTTGAGTTTTTTGCTCCATATATTCCATCTCCTATCATTCTACCTGTTTTTGGTTTTGTTATTTTAAATCCACCACGTGCTATTCTGGCTGCACTATCAAACGAAGTACCATGATAAGAGAAAACTACATTTCCTATTTCTTTTTCCAGTTGTTTATATTTTTTATAATATTCGGCATCTCCTATTTGAAATGTATTGTGTATTTTGACACCAAACGATCCATGATTTTCTTTATCATAAGTTTCTTTTATTTTTCTGTTTATAATTTCTTTAACTTTTGGGCTACATGTTGATAAAGAAAATGTTTTTGTTTCATCTCCTTCATCCGATAAAAGATTTTTTAGTTTTTTCTTAGCACTTTCAGAAGTCATATTTTTTACTCTTTTACTTATAAAAGCAGCTCTTGCTTGATCGTTTGTTGATATTCCTATTGCCTCAGACGCTGTAAAAAACTTATTTGAACCTTTTACTTGTTCTTTTATTGCTATTTTCTTGTAGCCTATTTTTCTTCCTCTTTTTAGCAAGTTTCTATTTAGAAAAAAAGCAACATATAAACCTTTTAACCAAGGTTCAATTTTTGGATCTTGTTTTGATAACTTCTTTAATTGTTTAATTACAGACTTTCTAGCATTCTCTCTCTTTTGATGATCTATATTGCCATATTTGTTATTATATTCTTTTCTTTTTTCCTCCTTATCTCTCATAGCTTCAAAAGTCCATTTATATTCATTTCTTATGTTTTTAATTCTGTTTTCTGTAAGAAAATCTAATTTGCCTTGATCTACTAATTTATTAAAGTCTTCTAATAATTCCTTACCATCTTCTATATTACTAAAAGAGAAAAAATAATTTGGATTAACATATTTGTATTTTTCTTGATCCTCTTCTGATAATTCTTTTTTAGCCCACAGAATAGAATTATAAATATCATTTCTTGTTCTTGTTGCTTTACTTGACAATTCTCTTATTGTTTTTTCTAAAGCAATTTTCTTTTCTAATATGTCAATATTATCTCCTTGCTCTTTTTTCATTATATCAAAAACAGGTTTAATACTATCTGGTATTCCCTCAAACATATTTATTTCTAATTTTTTTTCTTGCCATAAAAAGTTTTCCCAATTTATCCATATTTTATTAGGTGTATATTTAGCAGAATTAGAGTTCATAATTGTAATGTTTCTTATATATTTAGGCAATTTAGAATAATCACTTATTTCAGTGTTAAGACTTTCAGAAAATATAGCTTTCATTTGATCTTTAACATAACTAAGGGCATTATCATCTTTACAATATATTCCGACATCTTTAAATACTTCTTTTTGTTCTTTGCTCATTTTTAAGACAGGTTTTTTTGTTTCTTTTTTAATTCCTATTGTTTTCTTTTTTGTTTCTTCGACAGTTCCTTGATAAACCATTTTACCGGCTATCTTCTTATATTGCCTCATTTTACCTCTGACTCTATAAGTTACTATCTGTCCTTCTGTTATTCTTTTGCGATTTGATTTCAACAATAATCTCAATTTGTCACCTCTCTTATATTGTAAGATATTTTAGGACAAATGTAAACCCTCTTTTTATACTGGAAGAGATAGGATTCGAACCTATGTCTCACAGTAAGATTGTTACTGCTGCTTTACCCATTAGCTACTCTTCCAGAGAATAATATCTTCTTGTTCGCCTCAGGATTCCCTGATATTTGTTAAGCGATTGCATACATCAATTATTATTCCCTTTTTAACCAGTTCTTAATGATTTAAGAACCCTTCCCGATTAGCAAAATGGAAGAAATAAATACTGTCGATTTTGTAGTTCCATACAGTCGAACCGTCTCTCCTTGATTTATAAACAACCATAATCTCATCAACTATACAAAACACATGGACAGTACAATTGTTTGAATTATCTTCACCATAATATATTTCAAACTCACTATCAGGCTTAACATAATTCCAAACTTCTTTGTCAACTTCCATTTTTGTCTCTGTTGCCATTTCAATTACCTTATTTAATATTTTTCCCATCTTTATTCCTCCTTTCCTTGTCATAATATAAACCAACCATGAATGCCGTATAATCAGGTTGTGGATTTCCACGTCTATTAAAATCAAAATTTATTACTACACATAATTCCCAGCAACACTCTTCCCGTTTAGCTGGGTAGCATCTTGACCAGCATTTACCACAATCATAGACTGGACACTCTTTATTTAGTATTTCCATTTCTGAATCTACTCGCGGACAAAGGTATTCTATCCCAATAGGTTGACTCAAACTTCTTAACGGTCTTAACGGTTTATGCCATTTCCATGTTTGTCTCATAATTATTTTCTTCATAACATCTTCTATTAAAACCTCCTTATGACCATTCGAGAAATACTTTTTCATAAGAATAAAGTGTTTTAATTATTTCAAGATTCTCGAATCTTACATATTTTTTCTTATTCTCTCGATTTATTCTGTCTATCAATATATAAGCGTCTATAGTACCATTCTCATTACAATCAATTTTAGGAATAAGAATTACTGGAGCATATCTATGAATAAGAAATAGCATTATACAAGGACCTTTACTTTTATCTCTTTTGTTCTTTTTTATTTCTTCAAGAACATGTAAGATAATTTTTAATCTGTTTCTAAACCACTCCATATCTTTTTCAGGTTCCATCACAATGTTGTTCCCATGGTGTTTGAATGGTTTGAACAAAAATATTTCCAAAACCGTAAACTTCCATTTCTTCTCCAAGTTTAGAAAAGATATATTCATCCAGTATTGCTTTTGCTCTTTTAATACTTTTAAGAAGAAGATCGCCTTCCTCTATTCTTACTTCTAAATGATATATTTCTTGATTTATCATAGGAGTAAGAATGTCATTTTCAGGAGCTTTTTCTAATCGATTAAGAAATATTCTCAATTTAGTCATTTCATCTTTAGCTTTTTTCTGTTCATTCTTTACAGATGCTATTCCCTTATTTATTTCATTGATAAAGAAATCTTTAACATTATTAGGATTAGCCTTTACAGCTTCCTGCATTATCTTCATAGCTATATTAAGACCTTTCTGTTCATAATCTTCTACATTTCCTGTTGTGTCATACTGCTTCCTTTTAAAAGGATTTATCAAAATTAAATATGCCTCATTTATCTCTTGTTGTTTCTCCTGAGAACCTCCTTTATCTGGATGATGCTTTTTACTCTCCTTATGATATGCTTTTTTTATATCTTTGTTAGAAGCTTTTTTATTTACTCCTAGAACTTCATAAGGATCTTTGTTCTTTCTTTTCTTCATAATTTCTCTCCTGATTTAATTTTATCATTAACAAAAGAAACACCACTTTCAGAAAGCATTTCAACAACAATATCATAATCACGATTATCATTATTTTCAGACAATAGTGATTCTAAGATATTATTGGCTTGCTCTATCAATTTCATTATACCCTGTTTGGCTGTTGATTCTCCTTTTTGTCCCATAATTGCCAATCTTACTTTTCTTATATCAAGAGCAAGATTTTTATAATGAGCCTCCAAGCTTTCTGCTTCAGCTTGAGCCAAATGTGCCACAGAAAGCAATAAACCAGATAATGGACAGCTTAATCGATGACTTTTTATAATAAGATCTTGTGCCTGTGCGAGATGCTTAAGCACACAATATAAACAAGATTCTCTGTTCATAAATAAAACCTCCTAATTGTTTTCTACTATATTATAGAAAACTCATAACTTTCATACAATCATATTTAATTCTTTTCTAGTCTGATATTTAATGAACTTAAAATAATCCATATAGTTTTTCTTATATAGTTCTTCTCTGTATTCCTCTTTTGTTTCGTGGAATTGATTTAATAGAACAAAATAAGTCCACTTAAGACTCCTTACCCCAGTATTGTAATCCTTTATAAATACAGGTACTTCCATAAATAAAATAGATTTATCATGTATTATTCTCTTAACGCGTTCTCTAAATGCTTCATAAGACAATATACACACTTCATTCAGTTCTAGCATTCCCATTCTAATTCTCCTTGTTCCCAAGCGGGATCCTGTACACTCTCCTCAGTTCCTACGAAATGATCCTCTATACTATAGTGGCTTTGTTTTTCATTCTTTTCGATAGTTCTTTGTACCTGTTGCATGATATGATCTAATTTATCTTCTGGAAGAGAATCTACTATATCATTTATCGTTTTCCTTAAAACTTCACCTCCTTTTACGTCATACAATACACGAAAAACCCTTTGTTGTTTCTCGTTACACTTCATTAGATTTTCTTTTAGCCATTTCCTTGCCACCGCTTCAAATATTTTATTCATGACTCCTCCTTTCCTATTTTTCTTCCGTTTGTTCTTTTAATGTCTTTAATAATCCGATATAAAAATTTTTCGCTGTATTTTTTTGATACATGAGATTAACCATTTCAATTATAGAAAGTGCCATTTTTTCACCAGCCTTTTCTGCTCTACTCTTTTTCATATATCACGTTTCTTCCTTACATTTTACACAAACAAAGCCTTTACGATTAACATATTCAACACAATACAAACAAACATATTCCTCACATACTTCACACTTTTCAAAATCTTCTAGCTTTCTTGTGTTTTTACATAAAGGACATTCTACTTTTGATGGACGAGAATCTATTCTTCCACCTGGAAACGAATTACTCATCTAACTCCCCTTGTTCTTCTGTTTTTTGTGAAATATGTTCACATCCTAAACCTAATTTACTTATATCCATAATTTGGTGGTCATAATAAACTGTACGACAATCCTCCTTGTCCGATAAAAATTGTTTCCATTCTTTTACTGTCATTCTATTTTCTCCCAATAAATTATTTGTCCAGAAAATGGCGTTATATCTTTAAAAAAACCAATAAATCCAAAAACTCCGTTGAATCCATCATATACAGCAAAATAATTCAATTCATCAAATGATAATATTCTCCCTTTTAACTTCACGTTAAGAATATCATTCTTATAATATATTTTTATATGTTCTACTTTTGTACAAACAGCTTCCCCAATTTTTTTACACTGTTTTGTCCTCATCCCTGTATACAAATATAATCTATCTCCAACTTTGAACGGTCTTTTTCTCATAGCCCTGATAGTCTGTTTTTTCTCCCCGGATAATATTTCCTCTACAAATTGTTTTTTGAAATTAAGTGCTGGCATGATTCCTCCCAATTAGTACATCAATTTATAATCTCTATTCAATGCTATTTTGTATGCTTCTAATTCATTATCACAATTGTGAAGAATTTTTTTTTCGTCAAAATCAAAGATTACCCAATAACCAGTATGGTGTTGATAAATTTTTATGTTCCTTCTCATTAATCCTCCTTATCTATTTGCCTTAAATAATCTAATTTACCAAAAAATAAATTATTTGGATTACATGCTTGACCTGTATAATTTCTATAATCAAATCCTGCATTAAAAACAACAAAAATGTATTTATTATTCCATGATTTAATTTTTCCCTGTTCCGGAAATCCTATCCCGTCATTATAAATAACCCAGCTCCCGAGGTCAGCTTTTGTTAATTTCTTTATTTCTATCATACATCACCTCTCCCTTTCCAAATAATGCCAGCTCACGCATTCAACCTCGCTTTTTTTGTTTTAGTCAATTTTTTATTCATCTATCTTAATCTCCTTGATTCTATAATGTAAAAATTATCAAAGCTGAAATCATGGAAATAACAATCAGTAATATTATTATCC